TAAAAATGCAACACAATTAAGCAATTCAGCACAAGCGGTGTTTAATTTAGTATCTAAATTTGGTGAATCATTAGGTGGAACTGGTGGTTTGTCAACAACGACTCTCCAACAAGCTTATGATAATAGTACAAGTCCAGAAATCGTTATTAACGCAACACTAGATGGTTTAACCATACAAAACGGTACTGGTAATCCAGACTCTTCGACACACCTATTAGAAGGTAAAAATACCGCAGGTGCTACAACATTTTTTATAACTGCATCTGGTGGTTTTAGTGGTACTTCTATTACTGCAAATACAATATCAGGTACAACATATCAAAACTTACCTACTGATATTAGAGTTACTGGTGGTACATACTCTAGTGGAACAGCAACGTTTACAAATAATACTGGTGGTACGTTTACGGTAACTGGATTTAGCACAGGTGGGGGTTCATTTACAGGTGGTACGGTATCTGGTCAAACACAATTTACTAACGGATTAACAGCGAGTACAATTTCTGCTACAACATATCAGAACCTTCCTAGTCAAACAGGCACATTTGGAACAACAGTAAATAATCAAGGTTCAGTAATAACCACTGGTACAACTGGTTATGGTGTTGTACCTTTTGCGGGAACGATAACAAACTGGTATTTAGTTGGTGATGTTACAGGTTCTACGGTTTTTGATTTATGGAGAAATGGTACTTCAATAATTGGTACTGGCAATACACCTACTCTTTCGAACCAACAAACAAATAACGCTGCTGTATCTGGCTGGACATCTACAAGTATTTCAACTGGTGATGTTATTCAATTCATAGTAAGTTCCGCATCTACTATTACAGTCGCAAACTTAGTAATTAAATTAAATAAATCATGATAATTAGATTTATAAATCCATTTGAATATGGTTCATTTAGACAATGGGATTTGATTATAATAGACGAATACGGTAGCTTTGTATTTAGGGCTAGTGTACAATTCAACAATACCGATACTGATGATACGATAATGGCATTTGGTGAAAGCGTATTTTATAATCAAGGATACTTATCTTATAACGAAATAATTATTGATAAACCTGACCACTGGGGTAATTAAGTTTTATGGCAATATATAAAAATATACAATCTGGTAACTTTTCTTCTTCTTCTACTTGGGGAACGCTAGTGAATTATGTAGCAACTGGTCCTAGTTTGGTTGGTATTTCAACCTCTATAGTTGCAAGTAATACAGTAACTAGTTTGAGTAATACAATAAATGGAGTTATGACCCACTTGGGTTATCGTGTTGCTTCACCTACGGGCACAATAACTTGTCAACTTTATAATTCATCTACATCAACCGTTATTCAATCAGTTACCATAAACGCAAGTGATTTACCAGCTGACTCAGCTGTTGGTACGGTAAATGGTGGCTGGGTTCATTTTAAATTTTCAGCTAGTACAACACTTAATGCAGCACAAGCTTATAGTGTTAGGATGTCTGGTAGTGTAGCCAACCAAGCATACTTCTATAACGCAAGTGGTACAGATTGGAATCGTGCGTTTGTGTGTACCACAGGTAATACACCAACGATTGGTGATAGTATTCATGTTGGTGGTGACTATTCGAGTGCTGGTGTGTATAGTGCGTATACGGTAACTATGGATAATACATCAGCTACCCTAATGCTTGGACCAGATAGTTCGGGTATATACGGTGTGTCTCCAGGTTCAAATTCAATTACAATTTCTTCGTTAGGTACCCTAGCGTATGGGACATCGTCTTCAACTAAGTATTTTCTAGGTACCCAAGGAAATATAACAGTATATTGTGCTGGTACCCTACAAATGGGTAGTTCTGGTACAACCATCCCTTCTTCATCAACGGCTTCATTACTTATTTCTGGTTCAACCGCTGGTCAATATGGGTTGTGTGTAGCTGGTAACTTAATTACATATGGTGCAAGCAAAACCGTAAAGGCTAAGTTAGCCGCTGATATTTCACTTGGTGCTACGTCTGGTACAACTGACGTTGTGACTGGTTGGTTAAGCGGTGATACAATAGCAATAGCTGGAACAACTAGAACTGTTGCTGATGGTGAAACAACTTTTTTATCTGGTGATTCAGTAGGAACAACAGTTAAGTTTAGTGGCGCAACTCTTGCTGCTCACGGTGGAAATGCGTCAACACTAATTCAAGCTGACATAGTCAATCTAACTAGAAACGTGAACATATATGGAGTGAGTCCAACCATTGTTTCATATATTACAACACCAGGTCAATCACCAACAGGTATTAATAACCCAAATATATCAACATACTATACTGGATTTTACAATTTAGGAACAGCATCGGCTATTAAACCAATTATGGCTATAAGTAATCCAACAGCCAATGCTGATGTGAGATATTGTTCTTTTTACGGAACAAGTGTTGCAAACGCATATGGTTTTTCTATTTATGCTGCCAATAATAGTACTATTAACTTCAACTATAATGTTAGTTACAACATACCTAGTTGGGTTAATACTGGTTTTAGTACCATCTATAATTCAACCACGCTTGATAATAATGTTGGTATTAAGACTACAATAGCAATGAACTCACCAAATATTACCTTTACAAACAATACAATTGCAAATGGTACTGGTATTGGTATAACGATAGGTGCTCAAATCGGTACAGTCGGTTATGGTACGTTTAATAACATATTGGCATATGGGAATAGTAATATTGGCATTTCTTTATCAACCTCATTTGGAACAGCGTCAAATATAACAGCTTGGAGAAATAACGGTCCTGGTTTATATTTAACAGCTGTTCAAGCTATTGAAAATCAACTTATGAATCTAAGTGGTGGTACATTTTTTGGTAATTCAAATGGTATACAATCAGCTGGTTTAAATAATACCGTTTTAATTCAAAATTTTAATACTTATGGAGGTTCTACACTTGTACAAGGTAGTGGTTTTTTCCAACAAGGTGGTAGTAGTGATTATATAGTATTTTATAATTCCACATTTGGCCCAAATCATTCAACGTCAGATATTAACTTTTCATCCAGTCCATTTGGTAACATCAGCTTTATAAACTGTACATTTAGTTCAACAACAAAAATAACTACTGGTAACTTAACTAGAAGTCCTAGCGGATTAGGTGTAAGTTCAATCAATGAAAATGGTGTTGCAGGTAGTATGTTTGCTTACAGTCAATATGGAACATCACGACTTGACACAACAATATATAATAGTTCAAGTCCTTCTCTTAGACAAACACCCACAACTGCAAACGTTAAGTTTGGTCACACAAGTGTAAAGATAAATGTTACGTCAGGTGGTTCAGCTACAGTAAGTGTTAAGGTTAGAAAATCAGTAGTTGGCGATGGTACCGCTTATAACGGTAACGCACCTAGACTTATGCTTAGACCTAACTTACAAGCTGGTATAACAAGCTTTAGCGCATTAACCACTTCAGTTTCGGCTGCTGGTACTTGGGAAACACTTACAGCTACCTTACCAACACCAACTGTCAATACGGTCTATGAATTATATGTTGATTGTGATGGAACAACAGGTTGGATTAATATTGATGATTGGAGTACAACTTATTATGCCGCTAGTACTAACCTATCTTACTGGAAGGATGCTCAACCATATGTTGCATTGGTGGCCCCTAGAGCGCAAGTGTCTTCATTTTTTGCTGGGTAATCATTCGCCGTATATGTCTTTTTTTGGGGTGCATTGTTCTTTTATCATTTTTTCAACAAAAGAAAACATCTTAAGGCCGTTTTGTTCACAATACTTTTTGAGTAGTTGGTGGGTTTTTTCAGTGATTTTAATGTTTTTGTCGCGTTTCATTAAAGCTTTTTTTATAAGTATGACAAAAGTATGAAAAAAATCATACTAATTCCGATATATCTTTTTTAATGAACTTACTTTTGAAGAAAACCTAATATTTATAATAAACAACTTTAAAAGTAAATAATAAAGACATAAAACAAAAAAAATATGGCAACACAAGTATTCGTGAGTCCAGGTGTTTACACATCAGAATTAGATTTAACGTTCGTTACACGTCAAGTAGGGGTAACTACCTTGGGATTGGTTGGTGAAACCACACAAGGACCAGCTTTCCAACCTATCTTCGTTAATGGATATACGGAATTTCAATCTTTCTTTGGTGGTCTTAACGCTACAAAAGTAAAAGACACTGGTGCTCCATTGTATGAATTACCTTATATAGCTAAGTCATACTTAACTCAATCTAACCAATTATTCGTAACAAGAGTATTGGGTCTCTCTGGTTATGACGCTGGTTATGCATGGGGTATCACACTTGATGGTGCTCTTGATTCATCTACCGTTATAACAACAAACAGCGGAACGATATATAACCCACTTATTACCTTTACCGCAACATCTGCTGGTACGATAACTACCTTGGTATCGGCTGACCCACTTATTCAAGCACTTATTAATGACGGTACACTTACAGGTTCTCTAGCGTTCTTAGGTACTGCATCTACTGGTACATCATTAAATTTTTCAGCTACATTTAAAAAATATGGTAGTATATTTAGTGGTGTATCTTATAACTTATATGTTAAGAATTCAAACTACGGTTCAAACGGAAACAATATCATAACTGGTATAACAACTGGTGTAACGATTTATTATTCTGGTTCATCATATTCTGATGTAGAAAATAAATTGGTAGCTTTGATTCGTTCAAGAGGTACCGTTGATATTGCAACACAGTATCCTGTATTTCAAGTTACTGGTGCTACTGGTGTAGGATTCGACCCAAGTTATTCTGGTTCTGTTGCTAATCCACTAGGTATCTTCTCATTGAGCGGTGTTTCAAACACTCTTGGTGCGTTTGATTATCAAGTTACGCTAGATACAACACAAAGAAACTTTATTGGTAAGGTATTGGGTAGAGGTGCTCAAGACGGTAATACAGCATTGTTCGTAGAAGAATTATATGAAAATATGTTTAAGATACTTAACGCTGAAGGAAAGATAAGAGGTATCAAACAAGCAGTTGTTCCTTATGTTAAGAATTACTACAACTACTTCCAAGAATACCAAGCAGCTACAACTCCTTATGTAGTATCTGAATTACGTGGTAATAAAGTATTAAGACTATTCAGATTTGTAACAATATCTGATGGTAATGCGGCTAACGAACAAATCAAGATATCAATAACCAACATAAGACTTGATACAAAAGAATTTGATGTTCAAATCAGAAGCTTTTATGATACAGATGCTCGTCCAGTAATATTGGAAGTTTATTCACGTTGTGTTATGGACCCAACATCTTCAAGATATATTGGAAGAGTAATCGGTACAACCGATGGTGTTTATGTATCTAAGTCTAACTACGTACTTGTTGATATGGATGATTCGTCTGATACAAGCGAAGCTTTCCCATCTGGTTTCGTAGGCTTCCCTATTCGTAACTATCAAATAAATAACAACTCTAGCGTTGTTAACCCTAATATAAGCTACAAAACAGCTTATGCTACATTTGATAACAAGCGTAAGTTTTACTTAGGTCTTTCTGATAGCGTGGGTATCGATACAAACTTCTTTGATTACAAGGGTCTTCCAGCTGATACAACAATGAATCAATGGACTGGTTTAACAAATGGTTTCCACATGGACGTTAACGCTTCTGCTGTTACTATCGATAACGTTTATATCATATTGAATAACAGTGGTGCAACATACAGCCCAGTATTTAAGTTTGATACAGGTGATTTTGTATTCACAACCGAAGCTGCTGTAGACGTTCCTACAAGTCCTTATCAGTATCTATATTCTCGTAAGTTTACCTTTGCGCCTTATGGTGGATTTGATGCTTGGGATATCTATAATACTAGAAGAACCAATACCGACAAATATGTTATAAATGGTGTATTTGGTCAAGCTGGTTTAACTAGCGGTGCATTCAAAAATAGAACACTTAGCAATGGTGATGTAGGTATTACATCTGACTACTATGCATACTTGGAGGCTATCTGGACATTCAGAAATCCAGAGGCTGTAAACATAAATGTGTTGGCTACGCCAGGCATCGATACGTTCGATAACCAAATCTTGGTTGAGTCGACTATTGAAATGGTTGAACAAGAAAGAGCTGACTCATTGTACGTTGTTACAACACCTGACTATTATGATGGACAAGTAATTACACCACAAGATGTAGTTGGTACACTAGATGGTATGTTTGACAGTAACTATACATGTACATACTGGCCATGGGTTCAAATCGTAGATGATGAAAACAACGTATTGATATACATACCACCTACAAGAGATGTTGTACGTAACATTGCATTGACAGACAATATTGCATTCCCATGGTTTGCTGTTGCAGGTGTTAATCGTGGTGACGTATCGGCTATCCAAGCTCGTAAGAAACTTACACTTGCTGAAAGAGATACTCTATATGAAAACAGAGTTAACCCTATCGCTACATTCGTATCAGACGGTATTAAGATTTGGGGTAACAAAACGCTTCAAGTTAAAGATACAGCTCTTAACAGAATTAACGTTAGAAGACTTCTTCTTCAAGCAAGAAAACTTATCTCTGCTGTTTCTATCAGATTGTTGTTCGAACAAAACGATAGCGTGGTAAGAAATCAATTCTTGGCACTTGTTAACCCAATCTTGGATAACATCAGAGCCGAAAGAGGTTTGACTGACTTCCGTGTTGTGCTTTCAAATGACCCAGCTGATTATGATAGAAACCAATTGACTGGTCAGATATTCTTGAAGCCGACAAGAAGCCTTGAGTTCATACAAATCCAATTTGTTGTTATGAATACTGGTGCATCTTTCACAAACGTATAATAAAAACAAACATAAAAAAGCCCCTTCATAGGGGCTTTTTTATTTTATATAGGTATTTATAGAAAAACGAATATAATGCGAATTAAGCTTACTTCTGGACAATTTGATAGACTTATGCTACGTGAACAAGAAACACGCTCTAAGGCCATTCTAAGCGAAGGAATAAAAGAAGTTTTGTTGGGTGTTGCTAAGCTTATGGAAGTTAACCTAACAGGATTAAATAAAGACATTGCTGAAAGGGCTTTATCAGATGAAACAATCATGAGTGAAATCAAGAATACACTTGAAAGCGAGGAAAAGGTAGAAGAACTCAAGGAATTATTAGAGAAGAAAGGCGTTAAGTTTCCAGATAAGCTACTTGCAAAAAATGCAAAAAAGATAATGGATAGCTATAACAAGATAGCAGAAGAAAATAACTTAACACATAGGCTAGATATGTCCGCTGGTAATAATCTAACTGGTCAAGACGAAAAAACATCTGATTCGGTTATGATGAGTTAAGCATATTTTACAAATTCGTTATATTTATAAGAAAATGACAAAAAATTAATTCTTTGATATTTATTATCAAATAAGAAAAAAATTTAAAAACATAGAAACATGTCTGATTTATTAATGAAAATGCCGTTGCCATACGAACCTAAAAGAAAAAATCGTTGGCTAATTACTTTCCCTGCTGACTTAGGTATTCAACAATGGTGGTTATCATCAGCTTCAAGACCTTCAATAACACAAAACGAAACCGAAATACAATTCCTTAACACATCTACATGGGTTATCGGACGTTTCACTTGGGAGGCAATAGACGTTACATTCCGTGACCCAATTGGTCCTTCAGCTTCACAAGCTATCATGGAATGGGTTCGTCTTCACTCTGAATCAATCACTGGCCGTCAAGGTTATGCTGCTGGTTATAAGAGACCTGTAGAGCTTGAGATGCTTGACCCGACTGGTGTTGTTGTGGAGAAATGGTTGCTGGACGGTACGATGCTTACAAACGTAGGTTTCGGTGACTTAAGTATGGATGATGATGGTATCGCAGAAATTACTGCTACTCTTAGATTCGATAGAGCAATACTTTTATTCTAGTATTTATACTCAAAATTAAAAAGGTTACGTAGTACACAGATGCTGCGTGACCTTTTTTTATTTTACCTATGCTTTACAAAAAAATCCAACCTTATATATTTATTTTTAAAGTTATAACAAGCTAAACGTTTTTAAATGTCAGAAACAAGACCAAGGGTTTTCCCAACCCCACAACAACAAAAAGAGCTTTTGGATGAAAAAGCAAAAAAAACATCCTTTGAAGCTGAAAAGAAATCAGCTACCGATGAAATCTACACAAATTCGGCCAGCCAAGACAAAACCAGCTCTAGCTATGCAGAAGCGGTTGAAATGATGCGTATGCGAACCCAGCAAGAGTTTCAATTAAAAGAAGAGGTTGGTGTTATTCAGTACCCAGACCTTGCGGAGCCAGAAACAAAAACCAAGGCCTTGTCAAAACAAGAGCTAGAGATTATTGAAATCAAGAAAAAGGCTGAAGAGCAAATGAAAATTAGGGACGAACACTTCGCGAAAAACCTAAATCAAACACAAAATTATCAGAAGCAATACGAAGAAGCTTCAACAAGAAAACAACAACCAATGCAAGAAACATCTTATCAACCAAAAACAACTGCAAAGAAAGCAGAGTCTTACGGTGAAGTTCCTTCTGGCTTGAATCCATACTTGATGGAATTAAGCCAGCCTAATTACAATTCTCCATTTGATGTAATTCCTTTACCATCTCAAGGTAAGGTTTATCCTAACAAAAAGGGTAACATTAGAGTGTCGTTTATGACCACTGCTGATGAAAACATCCTAACAAGTCCTAACTTGCTTAAAAGCGGTAAGTTCCTAGAAATACTAATCAACAGAAAGGTTTTGGAACCAGAGTTGAGATACAAGGATTTGACCGTTGGTGATAGGGATGCTATCATGATTTGGTTGAGAGCAACAGCTTACGGTGAAATGTATCCTGTTACCATGTTGGATGAAGATGGAAACGCATTCGAAACAGAATTCAATCTTAATGAATTGAAGATTAAAAACCTAGGAGCAGAGCCAGACGCAGAAGGCTTGTTTGACTTTAACATGAAGCTATCAAGAAGTAGCGTTAAGTTTAAGTTGTTAACATGTGGTGATGTTGATGAGATTGAAGAAAAGGTTAAAAAAGATGAAGAAAATGAAGTTCCAGTGGATAATTCATCAACGTATAAGCTTGAAAAGATGATAGTAGAGGTTAATGGGATAAGAGACAGAAATGCAATACGTGATTTTGTTTCTTCGATAAGAATACCAGACGCTAAGGAATTTAACGCATATGTCGAAAAAATACAAAGCGGTGTTGACATGCAAGTAACCGTTGGGACCCCAAGGGGAGGGTCCATAACTACCTTTCTTCCCATTAACATCAAGTTTTTTTGGCCTGACTTCAGACTACAAGCCTAACTTACTAGAAGAGATATATATCTGTACGCAACACCTTAAAGGAGTATCATATTCAGATGTATTATCTATGCCAACATATGAGCGAAGATACTTCTTAAGTCTTCATACCAAACACTCAAGAATTAAAGAAGAGAAGATGGAGGAAGCCAGACAAAACGCTCAAAACGCTGGCGGCAAGGGGGTAAGAAAAACAAAGATATCTGGTTCACAATTAAAAGAACGTTTTAACTCAGGGAACATACCCTTAAAATAAGCAAAATACCCATTTTTATGGGTATTTTTCTTTTATGGGATATTTATTGAAAAACCAACAAACATGAAAATTATAATAAATGAAAGTCAATTAGACATAATTAAAGAATACATCGAAGAAGCCAATAGAAAAGGCATAGAAAAGTTTCTAGGTGTAATAACTCAAAAATTGGTTGATGAATTAGCTGTTGGTAAGGTACTTGTACTAGAAACAACGCTTGGTAAGGTTGTTTTGGAATGCGTCAAAGAAGAAAACAACAAGTTTTATTTTAACGTAGTAAAAGGGGATAACTTATTAAATAACAACAAACAAGTTGTTATGGAATTAAAGCCAGGGAATGGAGACCCTCAAGCTCCTGAAAATGACTATAAGTTGAACGCAAAAACACTGAACTCTAAGGACTATGGTCTTAAGACGTTTAATCTAACGTTCTTAAAACCTAATATTACTCTTAAGAACATAACAAAGTTTAATACTTATAAGAGTAAAAATACACCTACAAATACACAACAAGCACCTACAAATACACCTGCAAATAACGCATCTGGAACTACAAGTGGTACAACAAGTGGTGCAACATCTGGGACTACAAGCGGTACAACATCTGGAACTACGTCATCTTTGACTGGGCAAGAGATGTTGGAGTTGATAACCAAGAATAAAGACTTGAGGGATGCTTTTTATTCCAAGCCTAGTTTTTGGGAATCTCTAAAAGCTGAATTTACTGGAAAAAAAGCTAAGGGTAATGGTATAATAGTTGCTATGGATATTCTTAACAAGTATTTTTATCGTAAAATGCAAGATAGTTTAAAGGCAGAGTTTTTTGAGGGTAAAGAAGTTTTTTTAACACTTACTGAAGATATAGATTTGGGAAGCACTAAACTAGTTAAAGGAACAGAGTATAAAACAATTGTTGAAGCTAGAAAATTGGCTGAAAATCAAAAGCTTAAATATACTATTAATCAAAACGAGTATGTTGAATTTGAGCTTTTAAAAAGACTGGAGAAAAAGGGGTTTCAAAACCTTTTTTTAGTCAACGTAATTCCATATGCTAACAATATAAGGGGTGGTATACAAAAAACAAGCGTAATTATTGACGCTAATAAATCTAAGAATGGTTATAAATCATTAATATAAAAATAGCATATGGCAACAAGTTTAAGTGATGATGAAATTAAAAAAGGTGTAGAAGCCTTAAAAGAGGAAGCTAGGCTTAGAGAGGTAATTAATTCGTCTTTTAATGATTTTTTATCTTCAGTAAAAGACTACAAGAAAGTACAAAAAAGTATCTTACAAACTGATATTAAGATAAAGAAAGAACAAGAAATTATTACTGACCCTAAAGCAACCTTAGACCAAAAAAAAGCAGCGGAAGTAAGATTAACAATCTTAAAAAAATACAACAAAGAGCTTGAAATTCAAAACAATCTATTAGCTGAAGGTATTGCTGATGCCAATAAAGGTCAAATGGCATTAGCAAAAGGAGCAAAGGTTGCAGCTGATTTGATTGGTAGTATCCCTAGTTTTTTGAAGAAAAGCATGGCCGATATTAGAGGTCTTGGTTTGTTTGAAATGGATAGTGCGATTAAAAAGTCAGCATTATCAATGGGTTTGTTATCATCTCAATCTAAAACTTATAGCAATGATATTAGGTCAGCAGCTATGTCAACAACAGAGTTGGGTATAGGTGTGCAAGAATTAGCTAAGATGCAGTCTGATTATAGCGAGGAGATTGGTCGTTCTGTTATGCTTAATGAAAGTGGTCTTAAGGCTATGAGCGCAATGGCAGCTGCAACTGGTTTAGGTGCTGAAGGAGCTGCTAAGATGGCCGCTGATATGGAGCAGCAAGGCTTGTCTGCCGAAAGGACTGCTAGTTTTGTTGAGAAGGCTATGCAAGAATCTAGTCAAATGGGTTTAAATGCTAGTAAGGTTATTAAAACAATGTCGAAAAATATAGGCTTGTTAAACAAATACAATTTTAAAGATGGTATTGAAGGTCTTAAAAAAATGACCGAATTTACAACAAAGCTTGGTGTTGATATGAAATTTGCAGCACCTTTTGCTGATAAGCTTTTTGATATCGAAGGAGCTGTTGACATGTCTGCTCAATTGCAGGTTATGGGAGGTGCTTGGGCTAAGTTGGCCGACCCATTCCATTTGATGTATATGGCTCGTAATGACATGGCTGGTCTTACCGAAGAAATTGGTAAAGCGACTGAATCTTCGGTTCACTTTAACGCACAAAAAGGTGATTTTGAAATTTCCGCGATGGAAATGCATAGACTAAGAGTAATTGCACAACAGACTGGTATATCTTATGAAGAATTGGCAACCGCTGGTAAAAACGCTGCAAAGTTTACAAAGATTAGAGGTCAAATGTCGGTAAATATTGGCGATAAAGATACTAAAGAATTTTTAGAAAACACAGCGAAATTTGATGAAAATGGTAGGGCGTATATTGAGCTAGATATAGGAGGAAATAGAACTAAAAAGTTTTTGGATTCAATGGATTCTTCTAGCGCAGCGTTATTAAAGTCTCAAATGAATCAAAATAAAACCCTTGAGCAATACGCAAAAGATTCTCAAACATTTGATGACTCGCTTAAAAACCTAATTAATATGTTTAAGGTAACGTTATTACCAATTGTTGATGGGTTGAACGAGGTTTTGATGCCTCTTGTACGTAATATTTTTGATAATAAGGAGTTTAAAGCTTCATTAGTTGATTTAGGTAAAAATATAGGTTCTTTTGTTAAAGAAGGTGCAGAGATAGTTAAATGGTTTGCAGAGTTAGCTATTTGGCTTGGACCTAAAGGAACGCTTTATACTATTTTTGGAACCAAAGTTTTAGGTTGGATGATTGATAAAGCTACTTGGTTTACAAATGGTTTACAATTAGCTCAAGGGTTTAATGTTGGAACAACAGGCAAAGGTGGTGTGTTATCAAATCTTATGAATTGGCTTAAGGGTGGTAAGGGAGCTGCTGGAGAAGCTGCCGTTGCTGGTGAAACTGGTTTTGATGCTCTTGGTTCTTCAATGGCTTCTGGTTCAATTTCGTCTCTTGGAAAATTTGTAAAAGGAGCTGGAATTGCTGGTGCTGTTGGTGGGGGTATTTCAGGATATGAAAAATACTCAGAGGAAAGAGGAAAAGGAAAAGGTGTTGGTGAGTCTTTAGGAAAGGGTGCTTTAAAGGGTGCTGGTGCTTTTTTAGGTGGTGCTGGAGGATGGGCTTTAGGCGCGGCATTAGCACCAGAAACAGGTGGGTTATCATTGTTATTACCATTGTTATTAAGTGGAGGTTTATCTTATGCGGGAGGTAAATTAGCCGATACGTCAACATATGGTATAGATGATGGTATTGTGCAAGGAGGTAAAATAACACCAATAGATAGTAAAGATGATTTATTAGCTATGAAACCAGATGGAGCGATTGCTAAGACACTTGGTGCTGGTAAAACTATTGGAGGTGTTAATGAAGTTAAACATACATTTGGAGACCTTACGATTAATGGACAATTAGTGGTAACTACGCCAGGCGGTGGTAGTGTTGGTACAGATTTGTTAAAAGACCCTTCATTTATACGTTCAATGACCCTGTTGGTGACCAACGAAGTACAAAAAATCAATAATGGTGGTAAAAACACATAAAATTTGTGGTTGATAATCAATATCTTGAGAAGTATTTCATAAATGTGCTTGACAATGTCGTTAAAAAACCGTATATTTGTATTATATAAAATTTTAAATAAAATAAGTTAATAATAATATTAACATAAAATAAATAACAATATAGGCACCTAGTGTGCCTTTTATTGTTTTACAAGCATTTATTTTGTTAGATTTTTACCTACAATAGTATTTATATACAAACGTAAATACTATGCCAATCCAGTTTTATAACACAGCACCGCCTACACCAACTACAAAGAATACTATTAACAGTATTACTCTTGATTATGGAATAAGAGACTTCTTGCTCCATAAGAATCTCAACGGTAATAGTGGTAGTGGTGGCTTCTATCCATTTCTTGGTACATCACCAGCTGGAGGTCCACGTATAGGTGAACCAGTAACAGATACAAGCATAAACAACAATGCCAACGTGGTACCTATTGGATTACCTCTTGAAGTATGGGGTTTAACTCGTTATCAAACAGCTGTTGCGGTTAATCAATTTCAAAACAATGACCAAGATGCACCTTCTTTATTATCAATTGATTATGTGTTACCAATACAAAATCCTCAATTCGGTAGTGTTGATTTTCCAATTGGTTCAGAGTATCCAACTACAGCAACAGACCAAATAACTCAATTAGGGTTGCTTGGTAAAACAAATTATGCTGGATTCAGAAAAGAAAACACATTATATAATTTATACTTAGACCTTGATAATGAATTTGATGCGGGAGACTTGATAACACTTAAGCCCAAGGGTATTAGTAAACAATTGCCAGGGTATTTAAAAACCTTCGGTGCTGTTAATGATGGTATACTGGGTCCACTAGAAGCTTCAGATGTATTAGGCGATTCACTTCTTAATGCTAGTGTTGGTGCTGGTTTAAGTCTTTCAGTAGGAGGAGCTTCAATAGGCTTCGATTTTCAAGCTTCATTGGCTACCAGAAATATAAGTGCTTCAAGTACAGTAAAAGACACTAACCTAGGGTTTATTGCTAGTCAAGAATTGGGTAGGTTATTATCCAATAACGCTACCTTCAATTCATTCAGTGATTATAGCATTACAGTTCCAACTCAAAACTTTGTTAGTAGTCTTTTAAATAGCATTTTAGGTTATGACGTACCTAAGAGTTATTTAACAGATGGTGCTTCGATATTTTCTTCTGAAAACCAATCTGGAAATATACAAAGAGCTAATTCAATGTTATTGAATACAGGTTCTGGTCAATTCAACGCTCTTATTGAAAATATGACCGCT